TTTGGTTGCTTTGTCTCTATTTATCATGCCAGAGCAAGATAAAATCTCCCAATCAATACCACAGTTCTTGCAATAATTAACCAAAGTTTGCATATCTTTCATAGGTGGCAGATCTCGGAATAAACCAGCATTAGTAAACTTTAGTTTTTGATCGTCATAGGCCGCTTGTTTATCAAACGGCCCGTTAAGATACTTAGAGCTTTCAACACCACGGACGAAGTCAGCTAAGACTCCGTCCATATCAACAAATATTTTTGTTATCTTTGTCACTTATAAGCCTCTCTGAGTTGATCTGGTGTAAACTTTGGGTTAAAACTCCAAGTTATTTCTGCGTCCTTTGCCATTTCTCTAGCGCACGCGTCCTTAAGATAAACATGCAACCAGTAAGCATCAGTCTCAAACCAGTTGTCAACCTCACAAGCCTGATAGTTCCAACAACATAACATATTATATATATCTTTAGCCTGTAACTGACAATACCCAACACCGTCTAACAAACTCTCGCCTATACCATCCGTAGCGTAAGGTAAAATATCGAGACAATCTTGCACATAGCCTTCAAAATCTTCCTCTGTGTCACCGTATCTAGCAATCAAGCTGTCAATGTTAGCTTGCGCTAACAACCTAACCATATTCTTTGGCTCACAATCTATTTGCTCTTTGGTAAAACAGTTATAGGCATATTTTGCCTTTTCGTCATGTTTTGCCCACTTTACAATCTCAGCTATGTGCTGAGGTTCAACTAAAAATGCACTCATAGTCCCTCCTTAATTCTCATAAGCCATTAATGTGCCAGCATCGTAGTTCTCACAATACCAACCGTGTTTATTCATAAACTTCTCAAACTCTGGATTTACTCCAAAAGTATCAAGCCAAAGTTCGTTCCAATAGTCATACATGGGTAAGCCGTCGATAACTTCACCACACTCACTACCTCTAAACCAAATACCTTTTTGGTTTGGATCACCAAAGAAATCGCTAGCTGGAGCAGCTTTGGCTTTTGGATAGAGTTTGTTAATCTTTTTGATTAGAGCACCTTCTTTCATAGTCCCTCCTGTTGGTTACAAATTAATTTACTCACATAGTTAATATACTAAATATTGCAACTTTATGCAACTATTTACATACATTATTTTTAATTAATTTAGACCAAAAAAAAGGGCCAATTAAGGCCCTTTAATGTAATACTGAGGAAAAAAGTGTATTACTACTTCAAACTATGCACCTTGAGATCCAAAGATTCCTCTCCAATCAGAGAAACCAAATGAATATCTTTCTCTAGCCTTATATCTGATGTTGCCAGTAGAAAAGTCTGGTTCCATAGAAGTCTCCATTGGAGATCTTTGGAACATTTTAAGACCTTCACCTGCGCTATTTACAGATGTAAGAATAAAGTATGCGTCGGGATCAGTTAGATAATGATTAACTGAGTAGCCACCAGGCATGACACCTGTGTTTCTAATCGCGTTAATATCGTTATCAGCAGTTCCAGATCTTAACTGAGAGTTTAAAATTCTGTCAGCCACAAAAACTAATTGTGGTGGGACAATAAGTTTGTCCGCTTGTACAGAAATTGTTAGTCCTCTGTCATCTGTAAATGTTGATATATCGATAAGATTATCTTCCAATGACGCCTCATTCAAGTCAGCCATGGTTGTTGCTCTGTTTGCAGCTGTACCACCACCGGAAAGTGGGTGATCTGTTGCAATTAGAGATTTACCATCACCGCCTGTAAAGCTAGATGAGAAAGCATTGTTAAGAACATCAGCTCCTTTGACTTCCTTAGTGTTAGCCATAGATTTTGCTAATGCTTTTACATATCTCTTTCCGAGACTGTCATATAAATTATCTTCAACTGCCTCTTCTGTTAAAGCAAACGCTAATGCCACGGTATCGTGTGTATAACGTGCACTGTAACTTTCAGATGCGTTGTCGAATTGAACCCCTTGTCCTTCGGACTTAAGTGGTGCGGAACCAAATCCTGTAATTAATACTTCTTCTTCAAATGCTCTATTTGAATCTTCGACAACGAAAATATCTTCATACTCGTTCTCATAAGAGTCATAGGACATCCCAAAAAGGGCATTAAGACCAGGCTCTAGCTCTTTCGCTAATTGTGCTCTTGATATAGCCATAATTTACTCCTTAAGCTAAACCAGCACCTTTCTGTCCCATTATGTGGTTTTGAATCACACAAAGAACATTGGTGTTAGCCGATGAAACATCGTCGTTATCAGGATCCTGAGATATGTCTAATGCTTTAAGTGGTAAAGTTGCTGTAGTAGCACCTGTAGTCACGTCAAGTTCTGTATTAGATATCCCAGACGAAGTATCGCCAACTGGTGATCCATCAACAATGTCGAAATTTCCGAACAAGTCTGCTACTGGCATAGCAGCATCAGCTTGTATTTCAAAAACAACATTAGGATCATCAATGACGCTTGCAATTATATCCGAAGCAGCAATGCTACCTGGATAGTGATTTTTAAACACTTGTTCGCCTGTTGTTGGATCAGTGTATTGAACGCCGTTAAACACACCGACAATTGGAACAGTGCCAGAGGCTGCATGTCGACCAATTACACCAGCAGTTAGCTGAGTGACCAAGTCTCCTTGGAATATTGGTGTCGTTGCTCCGCTAGCAATCCTATATCTAGATTGACCTCCAGAATAAGGTGCTCCGCCCATCATACGAACAGGTTTACATCCAAATGCGCTATTATTATTAGCCATAGAATATTCTCCTAAATATGATTGTTACTTTTTCCCAAAAGTAACATTAGATCTTCTATCGCTGTCGTACTTCACATATCTGCCGTCTTTTTTCGATTCATTGAACATATTATTGTCCAACGCATCTTTTTTTCTTGCAGTTTGTTCCTCGTAATAAGCATTACGCTCATTCTTGGTTTCGATTGGTATTTTCGCTAATAAAAGACCTTCACTATAAACTAAACCAGCATGTCTTGAGTTATCGTCAGCTACAGGTAAAGCAAATTCCGTAGGTAAGTCTGTGCCTCTTACGAGTTCCCATCCCTCTCTAAGTCGTCTACTTACATTAGCAACGTCCTGCTGTCCCAACATGGATTCTCTTATCCATCGATATTCGTATCCTTCTGGTGGAGCAGGTGTTTCAAGTTTTCTTACTGGTCTCCATGGTTGTCTACGAGTATTATTAGCGTGATTCTCGGATTCACGGGAATTTCTGGAGTGTGTCATATCATTATTTTCTTCGGTTGTCATTTTGCCTCCCTAGACTGTATACGTTGTTTTTCTTTAGCAACGGATTTTAACCACACTTCTTCCGACATACCATGTGGTTTTAATCCACGGAGTCTGGCAACCTCAGATTTAGAAAATTGCACACCGTTCTTTTTGCCTTGTGTTTTTTGCCGACCTCCTACAGAGGCTGAGGCGACTCTTTGCACAGCGGGTCTATCCTCACTTTGTTCAGCGTTTCCTGATTGTAAACCAGGATAAACTTTATAAACTCTTTGGTTAAGCTCTGAGTAATATTCATCAGAGTCAGGTTCAAAGCCTTCATTAACCAGATTCATGTGTGTATATTGGGCGTATTGGGTTGCCTCAACATTTTCACCAAACCATTCATTTTTAGATTTCCACTCAAGCGCCTCTTGTGTTGGTTGCACAGGTGCCTCTTGTGGCTGTTGTTGATAGTATTGTTGTTGTTGGTACGCTTGTTGACTTTGTGTATTAGCCTCTTGTTGTCTTTGTTTAGCTATACGAACTTTCTCTTTTTGTATAGAAACCTCATTTTTCAAACTATCGGCCTTAGATATTAAATCAGCATCGCCAGATTCATGTGCTTTTTTGTACAATTGATCTGCTTCGCGTTCTTTAACTTGCACTGCTTCTTCTTCTTTCGCTAATAAATTTTGCTGGTAAGTTACAGCTGCATTGTAATATTGTTGTACTTGTTGATCTTTTTGTAAAAGTTCTTGCTCTAATCTGGCTGCTTTCTCCTCAGCCTCTCTTCTTTTTGCATTAACTTTGTTAATTCTTTTTGATACACCTTTGGTGTAATTTTCTAACTCATCGTCACTTGAGGGCGCTGTTGCTTCCTGTTGTTCAGATTCAGTAACCTCTACCTCAATTTCTTCAACCTCAGGTTGTACTTGATTTTGTTCGTTTTCTATCGTCATAAGCTCACTATATCATCTGGATCAAGAATTGTGGCTATAACCTCATCATCATTGATGATTCGTACCTCTGCACCATCCTCAAGTTTAAATCTCGAACCAGAGTAGCGTCCGATTAAAACCCATTGTTTTTCTTCACACCAAGGCGTTTCTCCATACCTAGACTTATCGTTATAGCATAACGGGCCTTTTTTAACCACATAAGCTACAACGGTAGCCAAGGCCTCACGGTCAGTTGTTTGTTTTGTTAATACAATACCACCATCTGTTTTGGCTTTACCAGCATAAGGTAAAACCAACATACGCCATCCTGTTGGTTGTGGCATCCTTTCTAAAATCGATGCATCAAGTTTTTCAGGATCTAAAACCCTATCACTTGGATCAATATACGCTTCTGCAACTTTTTTGTTTACTAAATTTTTTTCTGGTGTCGCTGTCATATTTGTTTTCCCATATCACTAATTGCGTTTGCAATATAGTATAAAGCAGAAAGCTCTCCTTGCAAATATTTATAATGTTCAATATCTTTTAAACCACCAGACATAAGAGTTTCTTGTATCTGTTGCTCCCGAGTGGCAATAACCTTCTTAATGTTATCGATTACTTGAATTTCGTCCATAAATTAAGATTTTTTTGGCCTACCTCTTTTTTTTGTCGCTGGTTTTTTTGGTTTTGCTTTTTTTACAGTAACTTTTTTCTTGACAGGTTTTTTTTCCTCAACAACTTCGCCATTAATTCTAGCCATTTTTTTAGCTAGTCTATCCATATTTTCTTGATGAGCTTTTTCAGCTGCCTCAAGTTTTGCTTTTTGTTCGATCGCCTCTTGTTCTCTCAAAAGTTTTTTTTCAGCTTTTAGTTTTTTTTGTGCCTCTAATTTATATGATGTGGTCATCTTATTCCTCTTAATTTATTTTCAAGTTCAAGCAGTTTTAGATCTGCATTTTGTCTTAATCTATCTATCGCTACACCAAGTTTATCATCAGCTATTTGTTTTTGCACATTTAGTCTGTCTTGTTGTATTTCACTATCCATAATTTTTTCTTGTTGTCTTTGTGTTTGTTTTGCAACAAACTGCTCTGATTCCATGTCGAGTTCCTTATCGCGCAAGTCTAATTCTCGTTTTCTAATATCAACTAATGGATCTTCGCTACCACCCATGCCAATGGATTGTAGAAAATCGTTGGCTAGTTCTGCCATGATCTGAGAGCTAAATTGTTCTATGAGCATCTGAATTTGTTGTTGTATTTGTTGAGATTCTTGTGGTGACACTTGTTGCATTTGTGCTTGTATCTGTTGTATTTGTTGTTGCATTTCTTGTGGCATCTGCTCTTGAGCCATTTGCATAGCCATAAATTGTAAGTGTTGCATACAATGCGAGATAATTAATGCTTGTATTTGTGGTGTTTGTTTTACGATATCTGTCAAAAATAAACTTTTATGTGCATCTAAATGTGCTTGATGATTCTGTTCTGCGAACGCTTGAGCCGGCTGACCTAATAATAATCCAGCATTTTCTTGTCCTGCATCAATAGGTTTAGGTGTGTTGTCAGCTGGTGGTTGTAACAGCGCATCTACATTATCAACGCCTAAAGCTGCATACATTCTTCTATAAGCCTCATAAATTCCTGTCGGGCCGTGTATTTCTGGGTTAGATTGCACCATTTGTAATAACTCTTGAGCTAATGTGACTCTTTGACTTTGCGAAAAAATATTAGGATCAGAGACAGGTATGATGTCTACTCTGTCATCAAAGTCCATTTGCTTAACCTCTTGTGGACCACTGCCGACTTGATAATTATAAACAGGTGGTAAGTATTCACTAAAAACTTTTGCTAATAAGCCAAACTCAATACGTTGTGCATAGTGCAATCTTTTGTGTATTGCGCTCATCACTTTGGTGCCTCGTTCAAGCAAAGCTACAGTTGTGCCAACAGGCATTGCTTGGTTCATGTCACCTACATTCATGTCTGCTATGGCTGCAAATCTTTTACCTGAATCAACCAAAATACCTAATAGTTGCATAAGCACGTTGCTAGGCTCTTTTATTGGTAAAGGAATAAGGTTTTCTCTTAAAGATCCTCCTGTAGTATCAATGTCTCTAAACTCACCTGGTTGTAGTGGATCATCCTCATCTCTTATGCGCATGCCTCTTGCTTTGAAACCAGCAGGAAGGTTGGCTAATGTACCAGCATCAATAAGCTGTCTTAATATTGAGGTTGATGCTTTGGAAAGACCACCGATCATGTGCGATAAGCCTAGGCCATAAAAGCCTAATCCTGGTAAAAACTTATATTGAACAAAATAGTTGATTTTGTTCTTCAACACATCGTTTTCTCTGTAGTTTCTACGGATTGAAAGGATTTTTTGCGAATCTTCCTCTATGGTAACAATATATGGTAACTTTAATCCTGTAGGCATGCCTTGGGCATCTAAATCTTCAAAACCTTCTATGTCTAATACTGTATGCACTTCATAAACCGTTCGGTTTCTATTTTCTTTGTAGCTTGGTGAGATGCCTTGTATATCATCTATAGCTTGTTCAATCTCGTCTAAGTCTTCGCTATATGATCCAGAGCCTATGTCTACATTTGCATAAAAACCAGAAACCTGTTGTTTTTTAATTTCATTAGCAGACATGCTTATAGAGTGTGTTATTCTTTCAGCTGAACTGATATCGGCTGCCTCGTATGGGACTATAAGGTCCTCAGGCGCTACAAACTTAGCTACTGCTCTGTTTAACACAAAATCAAAATATATTTTTTTAAAACAAGAGCCAGCAAGCGGTAAGTAAAACAACATTTGATCTAGTTCAGGATCATATTCGTCCATTTCATTCATAATGTAATAGTTCATAAATTCTTGAACTCGCTCTGCTTGGCTTTCTGTCTCAATTGTTCTAGCGCCAACTATTTCTGTTTTTACTGGTCCTTTTGCTGGCAACATTTCTTTATAAGCCTGTGCTTGGAACTGTGTGACTGCCTCAGCCAAGATAGGATGCACGACTCCAGATGATCCCTCAAAGGGTTGTGATCTAGTGTCGTCAAACTTCATGCCTAAGTATTTCAAACCATCGGTATATGTTTTTTCCCACTCAGATCTAGATTGTTTGTCAGAATCTATCGCATCTAAGAGATCGTTTGATATTTTTTCTAAGGTGTTAAGATCTATAAAATCAACTAAATTAGCATCGAAGCTCATTTGTGGCTGTGGTGGTGCCTGTATGTCATCGTCCAGTAAGACTTGTTCTTCATTTACCAACACTTGTGCTGCTGCTTGTATTTGCTCGTCTCTAGTAGTATCAGGAACGATATTTACCGCTGATCCTTGCACTTTTACATCCGGATCATTGTTGGTGCCTAATTTATCTATAGCCATATTAATGTATTACTTTATTTTTAAGATCTTCTTCAAAACCTATTTCTGTTCCTATAATAGCCTCTAATTCTCCATCAAGCAAAAGACCATGGTATTCTGCAATTAGTTTTGCTGACTCTAAGCTCGGCGCATGTATTAATGGCCCAACATATTCTGTGCCATCCCATAAAAACCTAGTTGCGTAAGTTTTTAGTAATAAACTGTCCTGTTCTTCCTTAATAATTTCACCTCATCTTGGTAATCTTCATACAAAGATATGAAGCCACCTTGCCTAAATCTCATCAAAGCCATTGTAGCACTATCACAATAGTCATCATAATCGCCAAAAGGAAAGGATGCCATCTCTTCAATAACTTCTTCTGCAAAATCTTCCTCAGGTGCCCAGACCATGCCTGATTCAAATATAGGAGCCACACTATTCATACGCGCTACTTTGTCTTGTCCCCTACTTGGCGTGTAAGAAGTCACGGGTATGCCCATACGACGTAATTCATGCGTCAGCGGTGTTCCTGAGGCTTTAGCTTCAATCAAAACACAATCTGGCTCCCAATATCTATATTCTTCTAAAGCCAGTTTTTTTAATTCGGGAAAGTCACACCTGACCCTTTTTGCGTCGAGCAAAATAATTTCATCGTTGTTTTCATCACCTCTATTAAATATGGCCCATGTTGTTATGGCTGAGTAATCAGCCGTTTCTTTTTTTGAAAACGCAGTATCGTAGCTTTGTATGACATAACTGTAAGGTGGCACATCCTCATCTTCCCAGCGATTCCACCATTCTCTTTTGACAATAGATCCTTCCTCAGCTGTTGGGTTTTGCATCCATTGACTGTTCCATTTAGATATAGGTAATGATGCTTTCACTCCTAATAATTCCTCTTTCTTCCAAAACTCAGGCCACAACGGCTTTTCTGACTCTGGCATAATCGCAGGAAACTCAACAACTTCCCACTGATCTGCATTTTCATCGCCTTGTTTATTAAGAACCTTGCCAACCAAATCTTTAGTGCTCCACCTTGTCATTACTATCACAATAATCCCACCTGGCTGTAAACGCTGTCGTGGACCAGAGGTGTACCATTCATAAGCTGACTCTAACGCTTTAGGTGAAAGTGCATCTTGCTCGGAGTGTGGGTCGTCAATAATTAATAAATCGGCACCACGACCTGTAATAGCACCACCGACACCAGCTGCAAAAAACTCGCCATCCTGATTGCTTGTCCAACGCCCAGCTGATTTGTTATCTGCTTGTAGTTTAAGTTCAGGAAAAATGTGTTGATACTCTGTGCTATCAATTATGTTTCTAACCTTTCTACCGAACCTAACTGCAAGTTCCGCCGTGTGTGTAGTTTGTATAATTTTTAAATTTCCTCTTCTGCCCATCATCCATGCAGGGAAAAAAGTTGACGCAAACTCAGATTTTGAGTGTCTCGGTGGTAGACAAACTATAAGTCTTTTCAGTTTGCCATCAGCTATTCTGTTAAACTTATCTGCAATAATTTTGTGATGCCTTCCTTCGATAAAATCAGGCCACATGTGCTTTATAAAACTTATAAAATCCTTCTGACAACCGTCTTGTTTTTCTAGTTGATCGTATCTTTGCAGTAAAGCTACTGCCTCAGCTTTATCCTGCTCTGATAAAATATCAAAATCTTTAAATGATACATCGCTCATAATCGAGCTGAGAAACAAGGTAGCGACGATATTTTTTGCAACTCAGCTCTAAGCGTAAAACGCCTAGCGTAAGTATCACACAAGGTTATACTTCGTGCCACTCTTTACCCTCATATAGTAAAGCCTCAGCCTCTCTTCTTCTTACAAGACCTTCTAAAACTACTTTTTCACCGTTTACTGTGGCCTTGTTCCAAAGTTTCATAGACTTAGGCACCTCATCATATTTTTGTTCATTTAGTAATCTAATAGCCGAACTGCCTTTAGCTGCACTAGGGCCTATATTGAAACACCAAGCAACGAGCGCAGAAAATTGGTTTTCACTAACAGGAACTTTAACCATGTTATTTATATGGGACTCATATTCATGCAACTCTTCTGCTAATAAATTGTCAGCATCTTGCATAGATATTTTCATCCCATCTTTGACAGGCTTGCCTTTGTATCTGGTTGACCCATACCCTATAGTCGGTACATTAGCAGCGCAACGATAACTAACAGCCATATCGCCATCAGTAGGACATCCCTCAAATTTTTTAATTAATTGTTTTCCTTCTTCTGAAATTTGCATTTTATTCTCCCCATTTTTTTGTTTTCTTGCCACCGTCG